AGGTGGACAAGTCACTAAGCCTGGTCCACAACCAGGTGCAGGCTGGGTTCTTAGCGCCGACGGAAAGACTTGGGTTAAACCACCTCAACCAAATCCAACAGATACTTGGGATGACGAAAAAGGTTGGATTCCTGCTGTCAAGAAGACAGAAGGCGATGGTCCTGGAAAGCAACCAGGAACGGCTTGGGTTCTTAGCGCAGATGGCAAGAGTTGGGTTCAACCTCCTAAGCCAACAGATGGCAAGACCTATACTTGGGATGACAACAAGGGTTGGGTTGCATCCGTAACACCACCAGGTGGCGATAATGACACACCTGTTAAGCCCGTTGGGACTCCTGACGCATTTATCTGGGACCCAGTTAGCAAGACCTGGGTTATGCCACCGATGCCAAAAGAGCAAGGGCCTTGGGTATTCGACCCTAATAAGGGCTGGGTTAAAAGCATTGTAGAGCCTGGTGCAGGCGGAGAAAACGCTGAGAGTAAAAGAACATTAGCACTTGATACTTTCAGAAATACTTTAGCATTGCTCTTCGGAGCAAAAGAAGCAAGCCAACCTTGGGTTACTGCTCTTTTTGATAGTGCATCAAAGTTCTACAACACTGGCTCAACTATAGATGAAGCAATTAATTTATCTCTACAAGATGTACGTTACAACAAAGACTTAAAGGCATTTACTGACCGCTTTAAGGGAATCTACGCATTAACAGATAGACTTGCTAAGGGTGAGGCTATCGAGGTTCCAACTGTAGCAGAGTACTTTAAGTCAGAGGCTGCAATGGGTGATGTACTACGTGCCGCTGGTATGGGAGACCTTGCTACGCAAGACTTCCTAGGTGATGTAATTGGACGCGGTAAGTCAGTGCTTGAAGTAACTAACCTAATCACAGACACATTCGATAGAATTGACAATGCACCATCTGCTCTTAAGGCAGACCTACAGGCATACTTCCCTGGAGCAGATAGAACATCTATCGCCAAGGCTATGCTTACTGGTGAAAAGGGTGCTGCTGAATTAACCAAGAAGGTTAAGGCAATTAGCGTACAGTCTGCAGCAAAGACACAGGGTATAACAATTAATGACCTAACTAGCGAAGATATCGCTGGACAGGGTTATGATTATAACCAGTCACTTACTAACTTTGCAACTGTCAAGCAACTTGAACGCGGCAAGACATTGGGCAAGATGAGTGGAATTGACCTAACTCAACAAGAGGCAATTGCATCTACATTCCAAGCAAATGCTGCGGCAGCAGAAAAGATACGAAAGATTAAAGAGGAAGAGCAGAACCGATTTGCTGGAGCCTCTGGAAAACTTGCATCTCGAAGCAGAGCGCAAGGCGTAATCTAAATAGAATCCTGAACGGACCCATCGGCCCCGTCAGCGTAATAGACCGATAGCAAGAGCCAGCCTAGTTCCCCGACTAGCAACTGAGGCTTGCGACTACAACGAATAGAAGGGTGGTTGCTATGAGCAACAACTACTGGGATGACGAAGACGACGACCTCGATACAGAAACACCAATGGACGGCAGTGACTTATTAAAGAAGTTACGCAAAGCCAAGCGTGCGGACGAAAAGCGTATCAAGGAACTCACAGACCAACTTGAGACACTATCCAAGGGACAGCGTGAGAGAATCGTCAAAGAAACCCTAGAAAAGAAAGGTGTGAATCCTAAGGCAATTCGATTAGTCTTAAAGGACTTGGATGAAGTTAACGAAGAGACAGTGAATAACTGGCTCGATGATAACGCAGACTTGTTCGGACTAGAAGTTCGCCAGGATGCACCAGAAGTAAACAGCCAAAATCGTGCGGCACTACGCCAGCAAGACTTGGTTACTCAAGGTGCATTAACACCTGATAGAGCCGAAGACATGGGTATGAGAATTGACAACGCAGAATCTGCGGAAGAAATCATCAACATGATTTACGGTTCGCAAAACTAATCATAGTTTCTAACTACAAAAAAGGAAATAACCTAAATGGCTAACTCATTCGTATCCACAGATTCCGCCTCTCTTGGCGGTACAGCGGGTGCTGCAGGTTTAGTACAGAAGGCTTATGACCGACTTCTCGAGTTCGCGCTCCGTTCAGAGCCACTCATTCGTTCAGTCGCAGATAAGCGTCCTGCTAAGCAAGCAACACCAGGTCAGACAGTAGTTCTACAGAAGTACGTTGACCTAACAGCAGCAACAACCGCACTCACAGAGACAGTTGACCCAGATGCAGTAGCAATGTCTACACCAACATCTGTAACAATTACTCTTAACGAGTACGGTAACTCAGTACTAGTTACACGCGCTTTGGAACTATTCAGCCTTGCTGACGTAGACCCAGCGATTGCTAACATCATTGCTTTCAACCTAGCAGATTCAATCGACGCAGTTGCAATGACAACATTGCGCGGCGGTTCAAACGTAATCTACGCAGGTGCAACAGCAACATCAACAGCAACAATCACTGCTGCAGCAACACTATCTTCTGCAAACATCCGCAAGGCTGTTGCGAAGTTGCGTGCTAACAAGGCAGTTGCTCGTAAGGGCTCACTATACTGGGCTGGACTACACCCAGAAGTTTCACACGACCTACGCGCTGAGACAGGTTCAGCAGGATGGTTGCTTCCAAACCAGTACGGTTCATCACAGGACCGCATCTGGGCGGGAGAGATTGGTACATACGAAGGTGCATACTTCGTAGAGTCACCACGTCTATATAACGCTACAGACGGTGCATCATCTGCACGTAACTACCGCACAATCATCGCAGGACAGCAAGCACTTGCTGAGGCAGTTGCCGAAGAGCCACACGTGGTTATCGGACCTGTCGTCGACAAGTTGATGCGTCACCGCCCAATGGGTTGGTACGGCGTACTAGGCTTTGCTCGCTACCGCGAAGAAGCACTATACCGAATCGAATCAGGTTCATCAATCGCATAGTTGATTGACGGTTGAGCAGGGGGAGCAATCTCCCTGCTTAGCAGTAAATCCACTAGAAGGAGAATCATGGCAAACTGGACGTTTACACCACCATATGTATTAGAAGGCCCATCTGGAGGACATAGACTATTTTACTTTGCAAATTTACGCAAAGGTGTTACTATCGTCAAAAGCGATGGTGAGTATTTCCAAACTCGTTATCCAGTAGATGAAGATTTACTTGAGTACGAAGAAGTCTATCGCGGTGGGTACGAGCACACGGTGGATGATGCAACAAAGGCAGCACTAATTGCAGGGGGCGTAGATGTCACGGAAGAAAACTTTACAGCACAGTGAGTGCGACCACATTACAAAAGTAGTAAAGTGGGGATACAACTTAATAGATGGCGACATGGTTTCATATGTAGCACTGTACGGATGTACTAAGTGCGATGAGACATCAGATGTTCCATTCATCTCAGAAGACTTCGGAGCAGTAGACCACACCAAATGTGGCGGTCCATTTGAATGCTTTGGATGTAAGGCTAAAGGATTACAACTTAATACTGGAGATGCTGCAAGAGATATTCCTGATAAGAAATGGAATTCAGAACTTGCTGCATATAGAGACGCAAGGTCTCAAGGTATGCAACCAGGTGGAACTACCAGGGCGCATGTCGAAGCAGCATACACGGCATCTGAGACAATAGGTAAAGCCTACAACTCAGAGACAATGCCAAAGGCACATCAGATAACCAAGAAAACAGCCGAAGTAATGAAAGAGATTGGACAAGTATAATGTCAGCAAAGAATGAAAAGTACAAGTCAATGGCTGCTATGAAGCGCCATGAAAAGAAAGAAGGCCCTAAGGAGCGTATGATGGAATACGGTCCAAAGAAGGTCGCCAAGAAGACTGCTAAGAAGGCTGTCGCTAAGCGCTCAATGGTTAGAAAGCGTGGTATGTAATTATGGCACCTGAGAAGTACACCACTACTAAGGTAGCAAAGAAGAAGGCTGACACTATGGCGGCAAAGGTTGCAAGAGACTTTGGTTTCAACAAGCCTGAACCACGTAAGATGTCCTACCTAGAAAACCTTATGCGTGAGGCTAAGCAGACCGCAGGTCGTGCAAGCAACGCAGTTGACAAGGCATTACAGTCTGACTACGAAGAGAAGTATAATCGCAAGATTGGTAACAAGATTGGTTCGTCCAATGTCAAGGAGCAGGTTGGTCAATTCGTTGGCGCTCTTGCTCTAGGTCGTCGTTACGATGACAAAACAGGAAAGCAAATCAAGGCAAAGAAGAAGTAAATGAAAGACTCACGATTAACACGGGCTGGAGTCTCTGGCTATAACAAGCCAAAGAAAACTCCAAGCCACCCTACTAAGTCACACGTTGTTGTGGCTAAGGTAGGTAGCCAGGTAAAGACCATACGTTTTGGACAACAAGGCGTTTCTGGCTCACCTAAGAAAAAAGGAGAGTCTGCATCCTATGCAGCACGACGTAAGTCTTTCAAAGCAAGACATGCAAGCAATATATCCAAGGGAAAACTAAGTGCCGCATATTGGGCAGACAAGGTGAAATGGTAATGGCAAAAAAGTATAACTCAGTACAGGGAAAACTTCGCAAAGGCGGAGGAAAAGGTTTATCAGGCGATGCTCTAGTTGGTCGTGTATCACAGGCGACTATCGATAGCATTAAGAAGATGGGTATGACAGAGGCCCTTAAACTTGCTGGAAAGAACGGCAAGACATCTGGCGGAATGGCACGCGAGTTCCAAGAAGGTGTACGTCGTATGTACGGCGCAAAGCGTCTTGAAGCAGCAAAGGCTAAGTACGCACCAAAGCCTAAGTTGGGCGAAAAGACAGTTATGGCTCCAAAGGGTGGTAATAAGCCAGCAGCAAAGCCAGCGTCAAAGGGTTCATCAGCAGCAACTAAGGCCAAGGTTATTGGCGGAACAGTAGCAGCAATTGG